CAACGCGTCAGCTGGTGGCGTCAGCCTTGGCACCCTTGCCCATATGGCCGGCCATGAAAAGAGCCGCCCAGCCTCCAGGTCTGAGCGGGCTCAGTCATCCCACCCACTGGGACAGGACAAGCCTATGGCCAAGCCGGACAAGCTTCTGAAACTCGAGTCCAATGAGCTGCTCCAGCTGCTCCGCCAGCAGCTCGGTGAACGCATCCGTTGGAACATCTTCACCAAGGCGATCGAGCTGGACCAGAAGCCCATCGAGCACATCGAGCACTTCTACCTCCAGCTTTCACAGCAGGGCGTCAAGGTCACCAAAGATCTCGCCGCTGATGCCGTCCACGTCGTCGCCCTCGAGAACCCCCACGATCCGGTCCGCGAATACCTCGAGCACGTCGCCGATCACGTCCCAGCGGTGCCGATCGACCACCTCGCCACGGCCTACCTGCGCCCCACAGACAAGCCCGGCAGCCTCTACGACGCCATGCTGAAGGCCACGCTTATCGCAGCCGTCCGGCGCGTATTTGAGCCCGGCTGCAAGCACGATTCGGCCTGCGTGCTCATGGGGCCTCAGGGCTGCGGTAAATCCACCTTCTGGCGCAACCTCGGCGGCCTCTGGTTCAGCGATGCCCTGCGCGACATCGGCAGCAAGGATGACCTCATGGTGCTCCACCGCTCTTGGATCATGGAGTGGGCTGAGCTCGATCACATCACCGGCCGAAAGCACGCGGGCCAGATCAAGGCATTCCTGACCCAGCAGACCGACCTGTTCCGCGCCCCCTACCAGCGCACCACCGAGTCCTACCCACGGCGCTCGATCATCGTCGGCAGCACCAACCGCGACACCGGCTTCCTGGTCGATGACACCGGCAACCGCCGCTTCTGGGTGATCCCCGTCACCGCTGCCCCGCACATCCCCGTCGATGGCCTGCTGCTCGAGCGGGACGCCATCTGGAGCGCAGCGGTGGCCTCCTATCGCAACGGTGAGCCCAACCATCTCACCCGCGACCATGCCGATCAGGTGGACCAGGAGAACCAGACCTACCTGGTGGACAGCCCATGGCAGTCGGCCATCGAGGAGTGGCTCAACACCCATCGCAGGACCATCCGGCCCATCACCAGCGAGCTGCTTTTGACCGAGGCGATCGGCAAGCCGGTGGAGCGCCAGGGCCGCGCCGATCAGATGCAGGTCGCGTCCATCTTGAGAGGGCTGGGATACGAAAAGAAGCGCGCATGGTTGGAAGGTAGGAACAAATGGGTGTTTGTCCAACCTGCCGGATGAGGTTGGAAGGCCGAAAACCGTTGCCCTGCAGCCCTTTTACTAACTATACTAACCTTCTAACCTTAGTAATAATATATAAAAGGGGAGAGGGAGGGTGTAGTAAAAGGGCCTATAAGGGCAACGTAGGCGAGGTCGGCAGGTTGACAGGTGCCGATCTCACCCGTTTTCCCTCGCCTCACCCACGGCTCGCGCCTACCCTTGGCCCATGGCCACCATCCGCATCGACCTCGACTCAGGAGCCCTTCAGAGGCTCGATAGCCGGGTGCGGCTGCTCACAGACCAGAACCTGCGCTTCGCGGCCGCCAAGGCGCTTAACGAGGCCGCTGGTGCAGCGAAGCAGTCGCTCAGGGAGGCCATGCCTCGCTACATCACCCGGCCGGTCGCCTACACGCTGAACTCAGGCTTTCAGACCTTTGCTCGAGCGAACAACCTCGAGGTGACCGTGGGCGTCGCCGATCGCTCCCGCAGTGGCCGCACCCCAGCCGCCAAATACCTCCAGCCGATCGTCAAGGGCACCGGCCCCAGCCTCAAGGGCGCCGACCTCGCGGCCAGCAAGATCGCCCGCGAGACACGCGGCGCCGTGCTGGTGCCAGCCAAGGGCACGGGCCTGCTCAATGCCTCGGGCAACGTGCCGCTGAGCAAGTACGCCACGATCTTGGGCCAGGCCAGGCAGGGCGGCGGGCAGTACTTCATCGGCCCCGTGAAGCGGGGCAGCAGCGTCAAGGCCGTGTTCGAGCGGAAGGAGGGCTTCATCGGCCGCACCTCGACGCTCGACACGACAACCCGCAGGCTGTTCACCATCGACCCCAACCCGAAGCAGCGGCGCCAGCAGTTCCCCGTCCGGCAGGTGCTGCGGCAGGGCTTCGAGCAGGCCTGGCCCGTACAGGTGCGCGCCTCGCTGCAGGCCGAGCTGGCGAGGAGGCTCGGCGGCCGCGGCTAATGTGGTGGCCTGGCGCAGCGCTAACTGCCCAGACCGTGACCACCTGAAACCACCAGGCGATGAGCGAACATTACTCAAAGCACCAGACCTACTACCAGCGCCACCGCGAACGCCTGATAGAGGCAGCCAAAGAGCGCTACCGCCGCCGAGTCGAGAGCGGCGAGCATCAGGCCTACCTCGAACGCAGCAAGGCACAGCGGGCTGAGTACAAGCGGCTCAAGCGAGCCGAGGCTGGAGCAACGCCTCGGGAGCTGGTCGCGTTGCGTGCTGCGATCAAGAGAGCTGGTCGCCTGCCGTCAGTGGCTCGGCTGGTGTACGACCAGCAGCTTGCGCATTGGACTGCCAACCCCGACGATCGCGCCGAGTTCCTTCGGCAGTACACGCAATGGCGCCACCGTTGGCGCTACGCCATGGAGCCCAGCTTCAGGCTCTACCACCGCGCCAAGTCCAAGCAGCGCAAGGCCCGCGAGCGTGGCAGCCGCACCGTGATGCTCAGTGGCGATCAGATGTGGCGCAGGTGGGTGGAGTTCGGCCATCGCTGTGCCTACTGCGGCGCAGATGGCGACCTGCAGGTGGAGCACGTGATGCCCATCAGCCAAGGCGGCGAACATCACCTCGGCAACATCGTGCCGGCCTGCCAACGCTGCAACTACAGCAAGGCCACGACCCCGGTAAAGGAGTGGCACGAGTCTCAGCCGTTCTTCAGTGAGACACGCTGGCTCGCGATCCTCGAGGCCCTGGACCGGGGGCAGCCCGACACCGAGCAGCTGCCCCTCCTCGAGATCGACTGCGGCGCAAGGGGTCTCGGGCTTGGGTCCTGTCCCTCGCCCTAATCGGGGGTATTTGGCAGCCGCGCTTTAGACCTAGCGCCAGGTCTCAAAGGTCTCAAACGGTAATTTCCGGTAAGTCTGCGCCCATAGCATCCCCGACCCGTTCGGTAGTTCAATAGTTCACTACGATTTAGGCGACGTAAGGGGCTGCAAGCGCTTGCTGGTTACCTTTAGCGAGTTTGCGGCAATCAAGGGCTGCGCCAAGGGATCGGTGACTGCTGCCACGAAGTCGCGGATCGCAGCGGCAGTGGTGGAGAAGGACGGCAAGAGGTGGCTCGATCGCGACATGGCGCTGGAGCTGTGGGACCGCAACACCAAGCAGACCCACAATGCCAAGATCCGCCAAGGCGAGCCGCTGGAGCCGCTGCCGGCAAGCCCGCGAGAGCTGCGCAAGGCGATCGAGGCGCTGCCGGATGATGCGATCCCGGAGCTGAACGAGAGCCGGGCACGGCGGGAGCACTACCAGGCCGAGCTGAGCAAGCTGCAGGTGGCGCAGCAACGGCGCGAGCTGGTGCCAGCCGAGGAGGTGAAGAAGGACGCGTTCCAGGTGGGCCGGAGCATCCGCGAGGCGCTGAGCAACCTGGCCGATCGGCTGAGCCACCAGCTGGCGGGCGAGACGGACCCGGCGGTGATCCACCAGCTGCTGAGCGATGAGCACCGTGATGCGCTGCTGTCGCTGCAGGAGGTGGCGCAGTGACGGTGTGGCGCGATGCGTTCATGGATGGCCTGCGGCCGGAGCCACCGCTGACGGTAAGCGAGTGGGCGGACAAGCACCGGCGGCTGAGCAGCAAGGCAAGCGCTGAGCCGGGGCCATGGCGGACGAATAGGACGCCGTACCTGCGCGAGCCGATGGACTGCCTGAGCACCACCAGCACGGTGCAGCGGGTGGTGATGATGTTCGCGGCGCAGACGGGCAAGACCGAGAGCGGTTCGAACTGGCTGGGCTACGTGATTGCGCACGCGCCGGGGCCGATGCTGCTGGTGCAGCCCACGGTGGAGATGGCGAAGCGGCTGAGCAAACAGCGGCTCGAGAGCCTGGTGACTGAGACGCCGGTGCTGGCGGAGAAGATCGCACCGAGTCGCTCGAGGGACTCGGGCAACACGATGTTCTCGAAGGAGTTCCCCGGCGGGATGATGCTGCTGACCGGGGCCAACTCGGCGACGGGCCTGCGCTCGACGCCGTGCCGCTACATCTTCTGCGATGAGGTGGATGCGTTCCCGCTGGACGTGGACGGCGAAGGCGACCCGGTGAGCCTGGCGGAGAAGCGGGCGACGACGTTCGCGCGGCGGAAGATTCTGCTCACCAGCACCCCGACCGTCAAGGACTTCAGCCGGATTGAGGCGGAGTATGAGCGCAGCGATCAGCGGCGCTTCTTTGTGCCGTGCCCGAGCTGTGGGGCGATGCAGTGGCTGAAGTGGCCGCAGCTGAAGTGGGAGAAGAACGACCCGGCCACCGCGGCCTATGAGTGCGAGCACTGCCATGAGCGGTTCCCCGAGATCCACAAGCCGGCCATGTTGCGCAAGGGCGAGTGGCGCGCGACGGCACCAAGCGACGGGAAGACCGCGGGCTTCCAGCTGTCGGGGCTCTACAGCCCGCTGGGCTGGCTGAGCTGGGCGGACATGGTGGACGACTTCCTGAGGGCGAAGGCGGATGCGCCGATGTTGAAGAGCTTCGTCAACACGCGGCTGGCCGAGACGTGGGAGGAGGACTACGCCAGCAAGGTGAGCGCGGATGCGCTGCTGGAGCGGTGCGAGCCGTATGCGGCGGGCCGGCTGCCGGAGGGCGCGCTGGCAGTGACGATCGGCGTGGACGTGCAGGGCGGCGGCGGCAGTGCGGGCGATCGCCTGGCGGTGAGCGTGTGGGCGTGGGGCCGCGAGGAGGAGGGCTGGCTGATCGACCATCAGGAGATCTACGGCGACCCATGCCGGCCGGAGGTGTGGAAGCAGCTGGACCTGCTGGTGCTGCACGACTGGGAGCACGTGAGCGGGGCGAAGCTGCGGGCGGACGTGGTGGCGATCGACTCGGGC